CCCCGCATGGGATTTGAAATGCTAGGTATGAGTTACGATCCAACAAGAAAAGCAAATAAACTAAGAAGAACCCAGTCCGGTAGTGTCAATGATGATGGAACCGCAGATATGGCTTACGCAGAAGTTCCATACCTCGTAAACTTTGGTTTATATACATTTACACGTAATATAGACGAAAATTTGCAGCTAGTTGAGCAGATACTTCCATATTTTAGTCCAGAATTTATAATATCTGTGAACTTTAATAATTTGAACAAAAAGGTAAACGTACCTATCATATTAACTAGCACAGGAATTTCTGAAATATATGAGGGTGATTTTTCTGAAACACGGAGTATCACAACCACGTTCAGCTTTATTGCAAAAACATACATCTACGGAAGAACCACAGCCGAACCAATTGTCACAGACGCAGATCTTCGTATATTTGAGTCAGATCCAGAGTTAATTAAACCCGGACCAACAGCTAGACCAACAAATGTAATTAGCGTCACTAGGACAGTTGGTGATATTGAAACACAGGCAATTACCACCGACACCCCATCAGAAGGACCATTTGCGGTAAACGGATACTATCCGTTATACTCCACTCCTGAAGCCGCTGTCGCTGCGAGTCCTTTTCCTGATATGATTCGATTCGGTGAAACCACAGTCGGTTACCATGTACACGTTCTCGATGGGGTTAGATATTATATGCCAAATGGTCTAGTCATGAACAAGACACAATTCCATGGGAACTATCCGGACATAACTCCCGGTCCAGATATTCCCCCCGATCCTGGCACAGAAATTGATCCAGATGTTGATATACCATCCATAGTTGTTGCTGGTGGTATGCTGGATACACCATATAAACCATCGTTAGTGGAAAATGGCGCTGATGCAAGCATGTATTATATTGGTGGTGGAGCTGCCAGACTTAACATACCCCCCACCGAAGAAGAGTTTAGAGGTGAAACCGACGAGGAATTCAGACAACGTGTTCGAGAATATCTTGCGGGTAAAGGATACATCGCAAACATTGTTAATCCTCCCAATGCAGAAAAGGCGCTAGAAAGATGGATTGGCAGATTCGGTGAAGATCCCACCGTTGTCAGAAGCACATATCTCAATGAGGATACCACGGGATGGATTCTTCTCGATTGGGAAAAACCACTAAACCTTGGTGGAGCACTAAACTATAGCGACGAAGATCTGACATGGTGGTGTCAAGGTATAATAAGAAGAATAAATATTCTTCGAGAATTTTTACCAAACGCAAAATTTGGACTGTGGAGATTTGGTCAAGGTAGAAATCCAAGATTTGGTGATGAGGAAAGTGTTCTTTTACAACTTCAGAAACAAATATTTGCCTCTAGTGTTGAATATGAAGGGAAAACTCTGTATGATTCGCTCGACTTCTTAAGTCCGGCGCTTTATCATGCTGGAAATAAAGATTGGAATACTACTGGTGCCGAACGAAGGGTGCTTGATGGCGTTAGAGTTCAAAGGTGCAAAGACGTATGCGATGCGATATTTGGAGTTCATGGTGAGGTAAAACCCGTCATACCCATAATAGCTGAAGGTCCGGTCAATTTGGATGTTTCGTACATGCCCAACTACACGTCAGTGATACGGCAGTGGAACGCAGTTGAAATCGATTATTTCCGAGGCTATGCGAAGCACTGGGCGTTCTGGTTCCCATACCCCAATAGTTTATATGGTTACTATTATACACGAGACGCTTTGGTTCGACAGTATGAAGAAATGTATGTAGATCCTGGCATGGATTCTCATGACTCAGGTTGATGAAAATCGAAAGGTAAATAATGAGTGATAAAATTTCGGAAGCTCTTGATACTTCGTTCGAAGCAAAGAAACCAGAGGAAGTCAAAAAAGAGCTAATGCAAAGTAGAAAAGAAGTAAAGGTGGACATGGATGACTCAGAAAAAGACTACAACAAAATACGTACAAATCTTTACGAACTTCTTGGCGACGGTAAGGAAGCGATAGATGGTATACTTAAAGTGGCTTCTGAGGGAGATGCACCAAGGGCATATGAAGTCGTCGCCACACTGCTTAAAACGGTGGCTGATATAAACAAGGATCTTATGGATCTACATAAGCAGGTCAAGGACGTTAACAAAGACGAGACTGTACACAACCATAATACAACGAATGCGATCTACGTTGGGTCTACTTCAGAATTACAGGATCTAATCAATCCAGATAGAAGTAGAAATAAACAAATTATTGATGTTGATCATGAAGTGAAGGAAGATGACGGATAAAAAGGGTGGATATTTAGGTAACGCAAACTTAAAACCGGCGGGGGTTGGAATTGAGTTTACAAAGGATCAGGTTCAGGAGTACATGAAGTGTGCTCAGGATCCTATCTACTTCATCAAGAAATACGTCAAAGTCGTATCTCTAGATGAAGGTCTTGTACCATTCAATCTGTATGATTATCAGGAGGAGATAGTAAACGCCGTTCACAATAATAGATTTGTGATATCAAAGCTGCCTCGACAGTCGGGTAAATCCACGACAATGATCTCGTATATCCTTCACTACGTGCTGTTCAATCAGAGTATGACGGTTGCGGTTCTTGCGAATAAACAATCCACCGCGAGGGAGATTCTTAGCCGTCTAAAAATGGCATATGAATATCTTCCCCTGTGGCTACAACAGGGAATCGTCGAATGGAACAAGGGATCTATTGAACTCGAAAATGGCTCTAGAATTTTAGCATCCTCTACATCAGCATCCGCAGTCCGTGGTGGTTCGTTCAACATGATCTTCCTTGACGAATTTGCTCACGTCCCCCAGAATATCGCAGAGGAATTCTTTAGCTCTGTGTACCCTACAATCACCTCTGGACAGTCCACAAAGGTTCTAATGGTCTCGACCCCGAACGGACTCAATCTATTTTACCATTATTGGAGGGGAGCGACCAAACGAGAGGGTGAGAAGGGTAAGAATGAATATATCCCTATTGAAATCCACTGGTCACAGGTTCCGAAATATCCCGGTGGTCCGCTCCGAGATCAGGAGTGGAAAGAACAACAGATAAAGAACACCAGTGAGCAGCAGTTCCAGACAGAATTTGAGTGTGACTTCATTGGCTCTACCAACACGCTAATATCGTCCTCGAAGCTACACTGCCTTAACTTCATATCTCCGATAGACAATAACAATGATGGCTTAATGATATACGAACAACCCAAAGAAGAACATCTATACGTAATGGCTGTAGATACTGCCCGTGGTCAGGGTCTAGACTATAGTGCCTTTGTAGTCGTAGATATAACGACCAGTCCCTATAAGGTTGTTGCAAGATTTAGGAACAATACTATTTCACCGCTTGTATACCCCACCGCGATCCGGAGCGTGTGTGACAAATACAATCAAGCCTACTGTCTCATTGAACTTAATGACATCGGAGCACAGGTCGCAGATATCCTATACCAAGATCTTGAGTATGAGAACGTTCTACAATCTGTATATAAAGGCAGGGCGGGTCAGGTAGTTGGTGGTGGTTTTGGTGGGTCACAATCTCAGATGGGTGTAAGAACCACAGCGCCAGTCAAGAAGCTAGGCTGTTCTGTCCTGAAAAGTCTGATCGAAAACGACAAGTTGCTGATAGATGATATGGATATAATCCAAGAACTCTACACATTTGTAGCAAAAGGTGTATCATTTGAAGCAGATGACGGACATAATGACGACTTAGTGATGTGTTTGGTGTTATTCGCATGGCTGACGAGACAAGAATATTTTAAAAATCTAACCGATCTGGACATCAGGAAAGACATTTATGAGGATGAAATGAAGAGAATTGAGGAGGATATCCTCCCATTTGGGTTCTCGACTACTGTTGATGATCAGGAACCCACATCTTTTTATGACGGAGAGGATTATTGGAAAGGCTCCGACACTCCATTTCTATAAATAACTTAGAAATACATATAACTTCCGGAGAGTCCCATGACTGATATTACCGTAGATCTAGACACCAAATCAGAAGGATTTGTTGTATCCCCCACAGAAAGAACTAGCGATTTTATGGCAGCTTTTATAAGTTATGGTGATCTATTGGCTGCTTTTGGAAATAGTGATGAGCGTGCAAACGGGTATATGATAATAGAAAGTCCCACTGATCTACTTGCAAGACTCTCCACAACATATGATACCGGCTGGTACATAGAAGATGGACTCGATGAAGACGGGGAAACAATATATTTAAATGAAACACCAGATAAAGAGAACGAACAACTTAATCCATTGAGATTAAACTGGCCAAATGGGGTAGATACAAATTTTAATGGAACTGATCCAGGCATTGCTAAAGATTTTTACTCGGTTCTAAACTACCTTCAATATGGTGGTAAATGTTTTATTGCCGGAGCACCGGATAACCTACCAGGCACTGTGAATAATGCGATAGAAACTGTAAAAAATGCACCAAATGTAATAAATTTGATATTCACCACAACAGCAGGAACAGAAAATGACACAATTATCGATATTGCCGAAAAAAGAGGGGACTGCATGGCAATTTGTCAGGTAGATGTTAAAGAACCTCTTTCTTCTAATCCTACACCAAACGGACTACCAAATGGTGAAAATCAAAGTAAAATAACGTTTCATGTTGCTGGTCAAAAGGTTCATTTTGGGATTTCATCAACCGTAACGACAGAAAATGACACAGATTCAAGTCTAAAAACAACAGGAGTCGCTGCTGATGTTGCTGGTCGTATATCAAGTGTTAGTGCATCTACCACACCATATGGATCACCTGCCGGTACAGACTCATTATTAGGTGTTGTTAAAATGGAGTATGATCTTACTTCGTCGGATAGAGAGGAACTTGCAAAATCATATGTAAATCAAATACGAACTTTTCCAGAATACGGTACAGTTTTATTCAGTGACATGACCGGAAACGGTGCAAGAAACGTTGATGATAAAGTATTTAATTACGCCAACGTGGCATTGACGTATCTTCATATCAATAGATTAGTTACTAGCCTTATTAGACCATATATGTTTATAGAAAATAACGCATCAAATAGGGCTTCTCTTACATCAACATTACAGACTGCACTAAGAAGAGTGGTTGCTGCTGGTGGATTAACATCTTTTACAGTTATATGTGATGAAACAAACAATCCAGAAAATATTGTTCTTAGCAATAATCTAATTTGTGATATAACACTAGGGTTTGTTCTAACTATTCAAAAGATAACTCTAAGATTTGCAACTTCGGGTGGACAATCATCTCAAAGTTTAGCTACTTCATCAGGATCTTCTTCGAGCGGTTCTTCGAGCGGTTCTTCAAGTAGCACATCAAGCACCTCTTCCTCCGGTGGGAGTTCGTATTAATGGCAAATAATCTTGACAACTTCATTAATAATTTTCAAGGAGGGAATAGAACCCACCGATATGATGTCGAGATGTCATTTCCAACAGAAGTTGGATCAGCCTCAGCCGATCAAATGAATCGATTTTTTATTCGTGCGGTAAGCCTACCACCAAGTCAGGTAAACCCAATAAGAATACCATACAGGGGAAGAATTTTAAAATGGCCCGGTGATAGAATCTATTTCCCGTGGACATTTAGGGTATTAGATCAAGGTGGTAAAAACTCTTTGTGGACTGGTTTTAATGAGTGGAGCAATCTAATCAATAACCACAAAGATAATATAAGCAGTCAGAGTTGGAATGAATTTACAACAGACTGGTCAATAAAACAAATTGGCGCTGACGGTAGTACAGATTTAAAGGCAGTTACTCTTTTTGACTGTTGGCCAACGATAGTTGGTCCAATTTCCATGGATTCAAACTCCATAGATACATTAGTAGAATTTACAGTTACAGTAGAATATTCATATCATACAGTGAAAGATGTTACCTAATTATAGCATGGAGAAAAAATGGCAATTAACTTACTAGGATTCACAATTGGAAGAACGGTAAAGGATACAGCGGGAGTCGCAGCAGAGCTTCCCGGTGTAGAAGCTAGATCGGCCATCACACCAGACGAATATGATGGCTCATATCAATTTGAAACCGGAGGCATTCTAGGAACCTACGTCGATTTCACTGGTGCTGTGCGGGATGAAAATGCACTTATCGCGCAATATCGTGGATTAGCTCTATATCCTGAAGTTGATAATGCAATAGAAGATATCTGCAATGAAGCGATTGTCATGGGCACAGATAGAAAACCTGTTAAAGTGGGTCTAGGGAAAGTTAAACTATCAGATTCAATTAAAATTAAAATTCAAAATGAATTTGATCAAGTTCTTCGACTTATGGATTTTCATAAGAAAGCATATGAAATTTTTCGAAGATGGTACGTAGATTCTAAGTTATTTTACCAGATGGTAATTGATGAAAAAGATCCCATGAAGGGAATTATTGAACTTAGACCTATCGATCCAACTAAAATTAAGCGAGTAAGAAAAGTAAATAGAAGCAAAAATGATGGATCTAAATCTATTTCTTTGGTCGAAGGTATAGAGGAATATTATGTCTATACCAACACAGATAAAGATTCAATCTACCCAACTTCAAATGCAGGTATCAACATTACTAAAGACTCCATTGCATATGCAAACTCAGGACTTGTTGATGCTAATTCTAAAAGGGTCGTTGGATACTTACAGAAAGCAATTCGTCCGGTAAACATGCTCAGACAGATTGAAGATGCTGTGGTCGTTTATCGTGTTTCTAGAGCACCTGAGCGAAGAGTTTTCTATATTGACGTGGGTAACCTACCTAAACAAAAAGCCGAGCAGTATCTACGTGAAGTTATGCAGAGATATCGAACCAAGATGATATATGATCAAGGAACTGGTCAAGTCAATGATAGCAGAGATCACATGTCAATGCTTGAAGACTATTACCTCCCGCGTAGAGAGGGTGGTAGAGGAACCGAAATTAGCACCCTTCCCGGTGGACAGAATCTTGGTCAGATGGAGGACGTTGAATACTTACTCAAGAAAGTCTACACCGCACTCAATGTCCCGATTACTCGCATGATGGCAGATAATGGTTTTAATATGGGTAGATCGGCAGAAATTACCAGAGACGAAGTTAAGTTTCACAAGTATATTGAAAGACTTCGAACTAGATTTTCCCACATATTCCTACACGCACTGAGAGCACAGTGTATTCTAAAAGGAATTCTAACCGAAGATGATTGGATGGAAATCAGCCCTGATATTGAAATGATCTTCAACAGGGACTCATATTTCACAGAACTCAAAGAAAATGAAATCTTAACAAACAGATTACAGATGTTGGGTCAAATTCAACCCCTCATTGGTCAATATTTTTCACAGGAATATGTGAAAAGAAATATATTACGTATGAGTGATGAAGAAATTCTCATGATGCAAAGTCAGATAGATAAAGAAATGGCTTCCGGTCAGCTTGCAACACCGGGAGAGGAACAACAAGGACTTCAAGGATGAACACTTTATCGCTGATACACAATTTTTTAAATGAGGAAGAAGATAAATTCAAGGAGACTTTATCAGAAATTCTTATGCAGAAGATTAATGATAAAAAGAAAAATATCATTTTTGATACTGTCAAAACCGTCTTTGAGAAAGAAGAAAATCTAAATAATATAAAGCCGAATTATGATGTGATTCGTGTTTTACAAGAATGTAGTAAGCAAAACAGCAATATTTCTATTATTCTTGAGGATGGAAAAGAATCAGTTTTAAAACCTAGCGAGAGTAAAAAAATATTATCTGTTTTTGATAATCTTAACGAAAAAAACCAAGTTCAGCTAATCAATAGACTAGTTGAATCAAGAGCAAATTTCATGAATACCATTGAATTTTGCATAAATTTTAAAGGAAGGTATACCCAATGAGTCAGAGCCTAGACATAATCCGACATATCTTAGATGAAAATCTAATTGATGCCAAGAAAGCGACTGAGGGATACCTCAATGATATCCTTTCTACTGCTATCAAAGAACAGTACAAAGAAGTTGCCCCCGAAATGTTCGAAGAAGGACACAAGGGTAAGCATAAGTGTGCCAGTAAAGTAAAGGGCAAAAAGGACACAGTTGCCGAAGCATGGGGCGAAGGAACACCAATCTTCGGACAGCACGCTACCCCAGACGAAAATGGAAACGTTGCTTGGTATGATGTTCAGTTTGAACACGGAATCGAAGAAGGTGTCTCTGTTGATGACTTAATCATTCTTTCTGAAGGTTCCCACGAAGATCACTAATAAAAGAAAGGCATAAAGACATGAAACTCATAACAGAAATGGTAGAGGACGTAAACCTCCTCGTAGAGAAAAAAGACGGTGTAAAGCACTATTACATCGAGGGTGTCTTTATGCAAGCAGAGCAGAAGAACCGAAACGGTCGTATTTACCCAACCGCACATATTGGTCCCGCAGTGGAAAAGTATGTTACTGAATATGTAAATAAAAACCGTGCGATGGGCGAACTCAATCACCCATCCGGTCCTACTGTAAATCTCGACAAGGTTTCCCATATTATCAAGGAACTCAAAACTGATGGAAATAACTTCATCGGCAAGTCGAAAGTTCTTGACACACCTATGGGTAACATTGTCAAAAGTCTCATCGATGAGGGAGCATGTCTAGGTGTTTCGTCTCGTGGCATGGGATCTTTAAAGAAAAATTCAAGTGGAATTAACGAAGTGCAGAATGACTTCGTTTTGTCTGCGGTTGATATTGTAGCGGATCCTTCTGCTCCCGATGCTTTTGTTAATGGTATCCTTGAGGGTAAGGAATGGATTTGGGACAATGGTTTACTTCGTGAACAACAGATCGCACAGTATGAAAAGCAAATTAAACAAGCATCTCGAAGGAACTTGGAGGAAGCCTCCCTGAATGCTTTCAAGGATTTCCTCTCTAAACTTTAAACTTATATAAATACCAAGAATAGGCTAAAGGAGCTTTTAAATGGAAGATACACGATACGAGGAAGAAGAAGAAATGACTGCTGACGCAGGTAATGCTTCTCAGAATACTGGATCGGCAGACTTTGACGCCTCGGGTCGAGGTGCTCATGACGCATCCGGTAAAGGTCAGATGGTTGCTGGAACCGAGGTTATTCCTGATGGAGTAGCACAGGCAAACCAAGCATCCGTAGCAGCAAAGGCTCTTGCTTATGAGCCTGGCACCGTCTTTGTTCCCCAGATGGGTGCAGAAGAAGTTGCTGAAAACCTTGCCGTTATGTTTGACGGTCAGGATCTTTCGGAAGATTTCATGCAGCGTGCAGGAACAATCTTCGAAGCAGCAGTTAACACCAAGATCAATGATCTCGCTACACAGCTAGATGAGTCTTATAGAAACGTTCTCACCGAACAGCTCGAAGAGGTTGTTGGAAATCTTGCTGAGAAGCTCGATGACTACCTCAACTATGTTGTCGAAGAATGGATTCAGAACAATGAACTCGCTCTTGAGCGTGGTATCAAGACTGATGTTGCTGAGTCCTTCATCACTGGTCTTAAGAGTCTCTTTGAAGCTCACTACATCAACGTTCCCGACGAACGATACGATGTTCTTGATGAACTTTTCGAGTCAAACGAGCAGCTTCAGGAAGATCTTAATGCACAACTTGAAGCAAACGTTGCTCTTAAGTCACAACTCAATGAAACCACAAAGGCTCAGCTCTTTGCACACTATACTCAGGATCTTGCCGATACCGAAGTTGAAAAGTTTGCCGCTCTTGCGGAAGCAATCTCATTCGAGGATGCACAGTCTTTCAACAACAAGTTAGCACAGCTCCATGAAGCATACTTTGAGCACTCTGCTCCAGTAGCTGAACCAGTTGAACTCATGGAAGAAACTACAAACCAAAAGATCTCAACTGGAAGCGCAATGGACAGGTCTGTTGATACCCTAAGTTTCCATACGAGAAAGCACTGATTTTATATTAACTTTTTTTAAACTAAACTAAAACCTTAACAGGAGAAATCTAAAATGGATTTTGATAACCAAGCCCCAATGGATGCTCTCTGCGAAAAGTGGGATCCCCTCTTAGAGCATGAAGCACTCCCCAACATTGAAGACTCATACAAGAAGAAGGTCACTGCCCAGCTTCTTGAAAACCAAGAAAACGCTCTTCGTGAGCAGTACCTACAGGAATCACCCAACAACTCAATGGGTGGTAACTTTGATAACCCACAGATCGGTTCAGCCGGTAACCTTGCTGGTTACGACCCCGTTCTCATCAGCCTCGTCCGTCGTGCTATGCCTAACCTAATGGCTTACGACATTGCTGGCGTTCAGCCAATGAGTGCTCCTACTGGACTCATCTTCGCAATGCGTGCCCGTTACACTCAGCAGAACACACTCAATGCAGACGGTTCCTCTGGTGTCGGTGCTGGTGGTGCTGGTTCTGAAGCTCTCTATCAGGAAGCTCTTGCTTCGTTCTCCGGTGTCAGTCTTGCTCAAGCAGATCAGGCATCAGGTGCTGCATCTACCGCAACCGGTGGTGTAAACCCAACCGGTTTCACTGGTAGTGCAGGTATTACCTATAACCTTGCTGATCCTCGTGACAACGCCGCTGTTGCACCCTTCTCTGATGCATTCAGAGCAATGCTTACTGGTACTGCTGAAGGTCTTGCTGCCGCTGGATCTGCTAACGGTGCCTTCCAGCAGATGGCGTTCAACATCGATCGTGTCGCTGTTGAAGCACGTTCCAGAGCACTCAAAGCTGAGTACACCACTGAGCTTGCTCAGGATCTCAAGGCTGTTCACGGACTTGATGCAGAGACCGAACTTGCTAACATTCTTAGCACCGAAATTCTCGCTGAAATCAACCGCGAAGTCATCAGAACCA